CTAAATGTTTCAAACTCTAACAACAACCAATCATAATGATTATCAGCTAATTGTCCAGGGTTCTTTAGATCTACTTTTGTTGCCGCATTTATAATTTCAAATGTAGGCAACGCATTGTGTTCACTTACATAGTCATTTAAAAATGTTGCTGTTGTTTGTAAACGTCTATCAAACGCTGTTGGATCAAACACACTCTGACATCTTACAAATGTCTCTGCGTCTGTTAGCATCATTTCTAAATATACTTTTTGTATATCATATCCGTAATCTGTATTCTGTCTAGTTGCCATGTGTTTATTATATAGCCTTATACCATTGTTTGTCAAGTGTTATTTTGGTTTTTGTTTGTGCTAGTACTGCTCCAATGCAACTGCCTGGGTCACCTGGGTTAGGCGGTACCCATACACTATCCCAGTCTTTACGTACTTGGTCCATTGCTTTTTTATTTAGAGCACCGCCTCCTGCAAATGCAATAGCCGAACCATGATTAGTTTTATAATGAGCATAGTTGCTTAATAATTTTACACAGTACTCAAATACAGCTTGGGTAGCGGCCGCAATGTCATACATGTCTTGTTTTGATGTTAACTCTGGTTTCCACCAACGACATCCTCTATGTAAATTTTCTCTCATACGTACTGAGGGCTTGTTTGAATCTTGATTGACTTTTACAAGTTCTTGTAACATATCATCCATAAGATATATACCGTTGCCCTTTGCTGCCCATTTAGTAACTAAGTATTCATCTCTGTTAGGCACTAAGCCTATACGCTGTGTCATAGCACTATAAAACAATCCAAGGCTATGTGGATACCCTTGACTATATAACTTCTTAAGTTTGTTGTTCTTACCGTGCCATACTGTTAGGGTCTCGAACTCTCCAATAGAGTCTAGACAAACTACTGCACAATCATCATGTGGCTGTGTATAGTAAGCATAGGCTGCATGAGATAGATGATGTTGGGTATACGTGATAGGTACATTAATATTCCAACGTTCTAAATAACTACGTATATTATTTTCTTGCCAAAGCCAACCCTGTCCTGCTCTCCACTGACGTAGTGTTTTAAGGCCTGGTCTTTCATACCATTGTACTGCCGAGGGTCGACCAAAACTTTGTATTGCAACATCAATTTGCATTTGACTAAAGTCAGGGTCATTAGGAACCTTAGAAAAATCTTTTGCAAGACTTGCCCATAGTAATTGTTCGTCATCGAATACTGCTAAACTAGCATCATGGCTGTTACCAACCATACCCCAAGTAATCATTTATATTTTTTCCATAGTTTATGTAAAACATAAAACCATACACCATTTATGCAAGGTTCAACCAGTGCTACTGCTCCGGCCTCCCATATGCTTGCACCAGTCATCCAATAAACAACATTCATTGCTATTACAACATGGCCGCAAGTATAAATTAATGCTAAAGCAATACTTTCGTCCATCTTATTTTTTATAACATTAAAAATGCCATTTGTAAATTCTGTCATCAACTTAGCCTTCTCTTTCTCCCTATTTGTAAATATACGGGTCTTTCTTTTTCATTTCCTTAATCTTTTTTTGATACTGCCGTTCTTCTAGCCAGTCTTTGTATCTTTCAATATAGAACTTAATTGGAAATGTAATAAAGTTCCAAAAGTTTTTTAAGTGTTGAACCATTTCTTCTCCTTGAGTCTAATTTTTAAAGGGCTTGTTTCAGATGCACTTACAATTTTGTGTAGTGCGTATAGCCGTCCGTGTTTGTTCACTGCTTCACCAATGTCATTAATATCGTCTCCCCAATCAGGCATGCTTACTCCCCAACCTAGGTCGATTGCTTCTTCGATTAACTTAGCACCGGCTTCGTCTCTATCAGGAACAACTACCACATCTTTATTTAATCTATTAATCAACATGACCTGTTGATCTTTGATTTCACTTCCAAGTAAAGCTATACCATCAATATGAATTGCATCTAACGGACCTTCACATACAATAGTAAACACTTTGTTTGGTCCCTGTTCGTCTAATCCGTATACAAACCCTGGTTGTTGTTCACTCATGTACTTAGGTTGCTTATCAGATTGTATTGTTCTAGCAGTCCAACCTACAATACGTTTTTCATAGTAGAACGGAATAATTAAACGATCTCTATATCCTAAACTAGGAGACCAATAATAATCTGTATCATCTAAATTAAGATTACGTGCAGACATATATTCAAGTACTGCCATACTATGTTTGTTAAACTCAACTATGTTTGCAATCTTTACTGCATCGTCTGGCAACGGCACGGTATTAAATTTAGGCAATTCTACTATACTTTTTTTAATCTGTATGCCTTCATTTTCTTGCATTACTGTAAGTGCAAGTTTATTAATTACATCATCAGGAGCATTCATCCATTGTAACAATTTACGTAACTTGTGTGACACTTGCCTGCCTGGTTGCCAGCTGGCCTTAAATCCGCAGTTAAAACAGTGATAGCTAACATTATCTCCTTCTTGGATAACGCCGCCTCGTTGTCGTGTATCTACAGACTGACCATTATGCTGACAACACGGAGCATTGAAGGAGATCCAACCGCTAGGCGTTTTTTTACGCTTAGGCGGAATGTATGTCAGAACTATCTCGGCTACAATACTCATAGTTATATTATAGCGTCTTAGTTGGATAAAGTCAACTAATTTCTAACAAGAATTTTTGAAATTTTATCTGTAGGTGATGCTGTAGTTTTAAATCTTAAATGGTTAAAAACACCATTAAAGTTAACAGGAATTGGCATAGTTTCAGATCCGGTAAATGTTACAGTTGCAACATCTCCCCAAAGAGTTGATTCAGTTACAGTACTATCTAATGTAGCTTGTACTACAACGTCACCAATATATGCTGAACTTGTGTAGATAGCTGCTGAATGTAATGCTTCATTACCGTTTATAGCAGGTTCAGCAGTTTTAGATTCGCTATAGAATATAGTACTGTTTATACCTTCTTGTTGAAACTGTGTGAAGCTATAAGAATCACGAGGACCAGGTAGAGCACCTGAAATTACTTGTATAATTCCGTTATTACCAAAGAAACTATCTGAATATGTTAGTGTATTGTCACTGTTAGAATCTACTAAATGTACATTATAACTTAAATATTGATCGTCAACGTTTAATAAATCGTTTTCTGATATTGTTATAGTACATAACCCTCTTGTTGCGGCACTATCGTCTCCGCTTACAGCAGTTGCATCATGTGAAATAATTAAACTTTTATTTTCATCAAACGCATTAAATTTTACAGTATACCCGCTTATTGATAAGGGTTTTTGATCTGCATTTAAAATTCTAAATTGTAATTTGTTATCTATATTCTTATATATTTTTATTTGTCTTTGGTACACTGGTCTATACTCCGTTACGAATCCAGAGTCATTAGCTATGATTTGGATTCTGTTATTGACTAAATATCTAGGTATTAGCTGCGACATGCAAGTATTTATCGGATAAAAAATTAATAATGCTACTAAAAAATATAGAGAATGACTTCCCGTTTATAAGTGTTGCCACATATGGTGGTGTAGAATATGTTGGTATAATAGTAAATCAAGACCAGTATGTTACTACTATGTATATCTACAATAATCTTATTGACGATACACATAAAAAAATCTTTTTAGAACTAGGTGATATATGGTGGTGGGAATCTAATAGAATGATCCCTATTAACATCTTTCTTAGGACAGAGATGGAGCTATTTGAATACGCTTTAATGTCGATGAATTCTAAAGATGTTAAAGTAACAATAGGACCAGTAGTTAACTTAGGTAACTTATCTGTAAAAAGAATTAAACGTAAGTCAGTACAATTAGTTAGGCGATCTAAGAAATAAAATGTTTGATGTATCTGTAATAGATATAATCAAATAATATTGTATTTAAAAGTAGACCTAAAGGAGTTACTGCAAACCCTATTAAAAATGGTAGTAACCATAACCAAAGAAACATCTTAATAATATAATCCATTGCAAATATACTAGGCACCCGGTATGTTAACCAAGGACCTAAATTAGGTTTTTTTGGTTTTCTATAATCTTCAAACTCGTAGTTCATTATTTAAACTTTCTGTCAATCCATTTTTTAAATGCATATACTGCACATAATAATACTAATAGTCCTGACACGATAATAGCTTCTGCAACTATATCTCCTGAGCTACTGTCAACTTCAATTCCTTTTTCAGATATTGCAATTCTACAATTTTCACAAGGTGTTTCGTTCACTATCGTTTCTCCCACTCTTCTTTAGTAAGTATAATGTACCAAGCACGATATGGTTTGGACATTGCATTACTTCTTGCACCGTCTTTACTTGATCTATTCTTTTCGGGCCACCATAAAAAAGGTTGAACACTTTCTGGAAATACTTTTTGAGTAGCCCAGCTTTGCCAATTAGTTTTCCAAAATAATTTATTGCAATATTTAAATATATCATCTAAGAAATATTCATAATCAAATAATTCATCTGGATACTTATTTTTGTATCCGTTTGGAAGTTCTTCTCTATCAAATACTGATCTTGTAATTGTAATCATATCATAGTGGTTAGGAAGCACTATTGATTGTTTATTTTTTATTTCTAACAAGTGTCTAGGAGTTTTCATTTTAGCAAACATTTGCTGAAATATGCCGCCGTCAAATGTTGCCTTTACATCAGTAGCTTCTACTTCTATATTGTACCATTGATTTAAAAGTACGCCTAACAGTCCTACACCTGCACCTATATCACAAACAGTTTCAACATCATCTAGGTCCATATGTTGTATACAAAATTGTTTTTCGTTATAGTAATTCCAAAAGTTTTTTGAATACTTATAGTCTTCTTCGGCAACTATCTTGCCTGTTTCGTCTCTTGATGTTTGCACTTCAAGTTCGTCTAAGAATTTTCTAAACTTTTCTATGTTCATCTAATTGCTCGCATAATAAATTCATATGTACTACGCATGCCATTGCATAACTAACTGCATGTGCTTTCTTAAAGTAGTATTCACCGTTAGTCGGCTTTATCCATACTTCCTTTAGTATTGTTTCCCAACTCTCGTTTGATAGGTGTCTCTTTGCTGGTCGTATTATTGCTAAGGTCGCTGCTAAATGCTCTACCGATGTAGGCTTCAAGTGTTTTAATAGTTTGCTGTGACCGCTTAGATGAAAGACTTGATCTACGAAGTCTTGATGTTCCAAAAGTTCCCATATTGGTTTCCTCTCCATTAATTCTGTTAAGTGTTCTTCGTCCTTAACATCTTTGTATATACTTACATTAAGAAAATCTAGTTTAAAGTAACCGCGATCTTCTGCATCTTTATAGTTGATTGTTGATAATCTATCAATAGGATTGTGTGGTATCTCTGTTGCATAGACTCCGGTATTATGTTTTTTACCTGTATCTAACTTAGCTACACGATGTTGTATCTTTGATAAGATATCTGTTCTGTCTGCAAAGTCTATATCAATATCAGGCATTAGTATTCCTTACACTTTTCGCCGTGATAGCGTTCATAGTTTTTTCTAGTAACCTTTGTATTACATCTTTCACAAACAATTTTTTCGCTCTCATAAATTTTCTTAAGTTCTTTGTAATAGTTAGGATGTCTAAATATAAACGTCATTAGATTTTTTTCTTAGCCTTTTTTGTAGCCATATCCCATCTAAGTTTTGATACTCTATCTTTAAAAGTAATTCCTTGTAGATGATCAAATTCGTGCAAAAAACATTTAGCTGAATAACCAATTACCTTAGTACTTACCTCTTTCAAGTTCTCGTCATAATATTTTACAAGTATCTCTTTAGGTCTTGTAACTTTTACATAAACTTTTGGAAAACTTAAACACCCTTCAACGTCTTGTACAGTTTCTTCTGTATGCTGTAATACTTCAGGATTAATAACAATAATTGCATTATCTTTATTTTCTCCCATAACAAAAACTTGTGCGTCCATACCTATTTGATTTGCACTCAATCCAATTCCTTTATTAGCTAACATAAAGTCTACCATTTCTTTTTTTAATTCTTTTGGATCAAATCCAGGATTTGATAAGTCTACATTGTTTACTTTTTTATCTAAAAACTCGTTTGGATGATATATTAATTTCATAGGTTACTTTCTTTCACAACTTCTTTCACAGTTTCAACGTCATTAACTTGTTTTTGAAATCTTCTAGCCCAATGCTGAGGATCCATTACATTATAAATTATTTCTAATTGTTCGTCATTAAATTTACCCATCATTTGTTTTCCAGACTTACAATTTAAAATAAGCCAAGGACTAACCTTACCGTCTTTAATATGATAAATTGCTCTATTTAGACTTACATAATTAAAATAATGATTCCATATACTATTGTTTTCGTCGGCCCATTCCATCATAGTAATTATTGAACGTTCTAATGCAGTCTGCACTCCTTCCTTTTTAATTAGTCCTAATGCATACTTTTCGTACATTTCTTCTCTGCACCAATGATCTAATTTCACTCCACTTGTTACAACATAGTCAACATACTTTTCTGGGTATAAAGGTCTTACATTATTAACAAAACTTCCAAACTTTACAAATGCATTATAGTACGGAGACTTACAAAAGTCTTCATATGTCTTTTGTTTCTTTGCCCCTGCACTTAATTTATAAAACTGATTAAACGCATACAATCCTAGTTGTACACGCTTTTCATTTTTTTGTAATGCTCTACGTTTAGGTTGACACATGTGTACTGCAAGAGTTGTTTCTCTTGTGTATCCTGTACCGCAGTATTCGCATACATATGGTTTTTTAGAACTTGACATTCTCAATTCCGTATTCTTCTGCAAGGTCTTTAAGTTCTTTTTTTGTAGATATTCCAGCAAGTAATTCTACCTCTTTGCTTTTCATGTTAGGATAAATTGTTTCTAAAAATTTAATTGCGGCATTATTATTTGCACCTTTTTTCTTAAAGCCAATATAAGGATGAAATTTAATTTTACCCCAAGAACCACTCATACATAAGAGTTGCCACATAAGTTCTTGATGTCCATTTTCTTTACCAACACCAATGGTATTAAAGTGTTTATTATAGTATTCATTTGTTTTGAATACTGCGAGCTCCATATCTTCTCTAGACCCTTGTACGGCGCTTACATAGCGATTAAGAAGCCAGAACGACACTTGTTTACGGTCGTCATCAGACAGCTCTTTCCATACGCTTTTAGCATTCATGTCAATTGCTGCAAGTATATCTTTTATTGGGAGTTTTGCTTGTGCCATTCTATTAAGTCCTCGGGTGTATTAATTTCCATGCCATTAAATTTAACTTCATAAACTGACATAGTGTAGTCGTTTTGTAACCATCTAAGTTGCTCTAGTTTCTCAATGTTTTCCTCGTTGCACACATGTAGTTTAGAATATGCAGATAGTGCTTGTCTTGTGTATCCGTATACACCTAAGTGATGAGCACCGTACTCTAATCCTGCTCTACAAAACCAATGAGCTTTGTCATGTGTATGTATTAGTTTAACACTATTAGGATCTTTTTGCAAGTCCTTATTCATCTTTGTATAGACTGTTGTTATTGGTGAGTCGTTTATAAAAATCCCATTTGCTACTGCTTTAATAATATCAACAGTAATATCAGGCATATCACCTTGAACATTAATAATAGCATCGTACCTGTTCATATACGGAAAGCCTGCACACCTTTCAGTACCGTTTTCAAAAGGATCATCTTGTATTACACAATTTTCATTTGGAAATAAACTTGCAACTCGTTTGCTATCTGTAAGTACATACGTATCTAAATTACTTTCAAGGCATCGTTCATACACCCGTTTAATCATTGGTTGTCCGTTTAACAATGCAAGAGGCTTATCTGGAAATCTTGTGCTAGCCATTCTAGCAGGAATACAAATAGCTATTCTTAAATTTTTTAATCTCACGCTACAACTCCAAAATAATATTTCATTAAGCCCATAACAATAATAGTAACTAGCACACCGTTAAGTAATAGGATTGCTCTATCGTGCCATAAGTAGCCTACCCAAGCCCACCCTATTGTTCCAAATAGTCCAAACCATAAATCAATTTCTGGCATAGTTCCTGTTGCTCTTGCTGAGGTAGCAAAAAGTATTAATACAACAGACACCCATTTTATATACCAAGATAAGTCGCCTTTAGGTGTTACTTTTTTAAAAACACGAGTAGAATTGAGTGCTTTAATTTTATCGTCTAGTTTTTCTTTAATAGGTTCTATAGTCATTTTACTCTAGTAGTTTTTGTTCATCTTTTATAGTATAATACATTATTAATAATCTGTCAAGTTGTTTTTTAAACACTTTATTATTTTTAGCTATATCTAACATATGTTGCCATTCAGCATGTGAAAACAAGTTACCTTGTGCCCTTGAAACTCCGTCTGTGTCGCCGCCTATTATCCATCTTGGTATTTTGTTATGTGGTGGGTCGCGATAATGAGCGTAGACAACACCGTCGCTACGCTCATATATCAGTGGTTGATTGGGTATTAATTTACCCAACTCGTTTATGCCTTTTTCGCTTTAGACTTAGTAGTCTTTTTAGCTACTGACTTAGGTACTTCTACAGTTACTTTGCTTTTTAAGTAATTTAACAATATACCATATGCAGGAAGGAATACAATTAATCCTATTACAATCTTTGTAAGTGTATTATTAAATGCTACGTCTGCAACCCAAGGCGCAGGATAAAATGCTGTGTAAAAGAAAGCATATGTATCAATGATATTTGCTGCAACAGTTGAAACTGCTGGAGCAATCCACCATGCATTCATACGCTCACGAATGTATTGGAATACATAAACGTCAAGCATTGTGCCTACGGCGTATGCAGTACCTGATGCTAGTCCAACCCTGTAAGCATGTTCATCACCTAGTGCTAATAGTACTAGTACTGATGCTACGATAGCAGGAATAATAGCCATTGCTACAACAGCTCTACCTGCTTGCTTACCTACCATACGTACTGTAAGGTCAGTTGCAATTACAACGATTGGAAATGTAAACGCTGCTGCTGCCAGTGGAAATGATCCAAACAAAGGCAACTCTGCACCTGGAAATAGATCAAATCTAATTGTTACCAAGTAATTACTTACAGCAATTACTAGGGTGTGTAGAATCACAAGATTCCTAACAAGCGTCTTGTCTACACCTTCTAAAAGTTTTGTTAACATATATGTTCTCCTGTTATACTTTTGTTCCGACAGATCTACGCACAATATCATTGTGGTTAAATTCTGCCCAATAAAGTTCAAAGGCTACTCCATCTTCGAGACCTTCAAACTGATGGATCTTACCTGGTTTAACCTGTGTAAAATCCCCTGCTTCCAAGATAGTTTCATCTACGAGACCATCCTGGTCATCCTGCCAAACACGGACAAGCATCTTGCCCGATTCAACAAAGAATCCGTTCCATTTAAATTGGTGTTCATGTTCTGAACATTTGTATCCTGCGTTAAATTCAATACGATGAAACTCTAATACACCATTTGCATGTATTAGTTCTGTTCCACCCCATACTTTACCTGCTTTAATTCCCATAGACATCCTCCTTTATAATATTAGTCCATAATCTATTAATTCTGATTGTCGTGATATTTCTTTAATGAAATATGCACACAGTGGTTTAGGCCCGTCAGTAATTGGTACTGCTAGTAACTGTCCATTTTTTACTTTAGGAAAATACCATTTTACATCGTTGTAGAAATTAATAATTTTTATTTCTCCATAGTCAATTTTATAACTTGATAAAGGATTAAAAAGAAATGCCTCAAATCCTCTATTGTTAATACTAGTTAACGGTAGTACTTCTAAATCATTTCCACTTTGACTATCGCC